ACCTTGTTGATATTTCCGTCAAATCCACTAAGGTCAATCGCAACTTCGCGCATATTCTTCTTAGCTTCTGTGTGCGCCTTAGCGAGGTTTTTATCTCCGTAGAAGTCCGTATATTCTTTTTCTACGTTAATATGCTTCTCAGCAAGCTCAAGAGCCTTACGCTTCGCCGCCTTGTTGTTCTTCTTGCCAAGTTCGTTGGCAATATCGTTAAGTCCTTTTTCAATATCCGCTCTAGAGCCTTCCCCTTTTACGGCTTTCTTAACGTGTTTGTTTACTTCGATATTAGTTCTGTATGATTTCGTTCCTTTCTTGGCCGTTGCGTTTTCTGCATTAAGCGATTTTACTGCTGACTCAACAGCAGCAGCTCTATCTGCCATGCTATCTGCATTTATGTTTCTGGAATCTTCTTCTATGGAGTCAATAAACTTTTTATACTCATCAAAAGATTTCTGTGTTTTTCCAGTAAAATCCTTATACTTTTCAGGAACAGATATTTTCTTTCCGTCTACAGTGATTTCTACGTTCTTTACAGCATCACCATACGATTGTTTAGGTTTGTTGGCTTGCGTCTTGACTTCATCGACTGCTTTGTTTGCTTGCTTTGATAATGCTTGTTTTGCTTCTTGTGCAACGGACTCTTCTGCGTTTAGCCTACGTATTACTTTCGGATCAGTAGTCTTCGCTTTCTGCGCTCTGATTTGTTCAAGACGCTTATTGATTCTTGCTTCTTGTGCTGATTTCTTTATATCCGTTACAGCATTGGAAGCTATATCTCCCGATACTGCATTGTTGCTTACTTTCCCTTTCAGCTTACTAATGTTCTTCCCTAGCTGTTCGGTTTCTTTCTTTGTGATTGTCCCGGCTTGCTGTTTAGCGAGTAAATCAATAGTCTTGTTGCCAAGTCTCTTTGTAGCTGCTGCGCCAATGCCCTCTATAGCACCACCTGTGCCGGCGGTCAGTCCGGTATTTACGGCGAGCCATTTCTTAAACTCTTTCTTGTCGAGCTTGCCTTCGGAGTCCATTGACATTTTAGCTGCGTCTAAAACATTTGTCGGAGTTTCCGCAACAAGTTCCCCGGCTCTGTTCTTTGCAAATCTCTTTGCAGATTCTTTACCGGTTGTTTTTGCGGTTTCTTTTGCTACTTCTTTCGTCGCTGTCTTTGCGGCTTGCTTAGCTGCGCCTTTGCCTAGTAATTTGCCAGCGCCTTTTCCGATAGCATTTGCAGCAGACGCGCCTTTAGAGCTGACTCCACCAATGCCCATATCGGCAGCCATGCCAACACCATAGCCAACATTGTATGCCGTTGATTCTTTTGTTTTCTTTATGGCCTTCTTTGCCTGCTTGTTGTACGTTCCTACACCGCCACTGAATACATCAACCTTTGACATACCTTGCATAACACCAGTAGCGGCTTTTGACTTATAAGCTGATTCTGCGGTCTTTGAGCCAACCTTTTCCCTTATATCACTCTGACCGGTCCTCTTTCCACCTTTCAGAAGAATATTGCCTTTTTTCTTCCCATAAGGTGTTGCCGCGATCACACGGTTCATTTCACTTTTCGTCAGGGCATTTACGGAATTGAGTTTGGTGTTTCCAACTTTTGTGGTGGTTGTTTTCTGCTTTGTGCCAAGATAGGTTATGTCTTTGCCTTTGTTATATGCTTTTTTAGCTGCGGCTAAAGACGTGTTCGTTACCTTCGGTTTTGTTTTGGTAACTTGTGGTTGTCTGACAGTAGGCTGTTTTGTTGTGACAACTTTATTTTTCTTCTGTGCTGCCCTGGTGGTCTGCCCTTTATTATACGCTTTCTGCGCGTATGTAGGTGTTTGCTGTTTTGGCTTTTCTTTTTTTGTTTGTGCCTTCTTCTGTTTTGGGCGCTGTGAAGAAACTACACCTTTTTTCTTCTGTGTTGCCCTTGCGCTTTTCCCTTTGTTATACGCTTTCTGCGCTGCTAACAATGTTTTGTTTTTAGCCATTTTCTATGACTCCTTCTATGTAGTCGCTATAACTCCAAGTCTCGCTTTTGCTCCGCTGATAAGCTGTTCAAGTTTTATTCTTCTTATTGGATCAGTTGTCTTCTGAAGTTCTTTTTCGTACTTCTTAACGGCCTTCTTTGCGGTTGCCTTCTTCGCACCGCTGAAATAATTATTGTAGTAAGCAGACCAATATTCTGTCTGTCTTGCGATTTCGTTGGTTTGGTCTTCTCTCTCGGCTTGCCACTTGGCCTGTGCCAAGTTCTGTGCGTATTCTTCCGCTCTTGAGTCCATATCAGACTGATAATCTCTAATGTTCTGGTCAATGTTCTGATTAATGGAATTTACAGAGTTGGCATAGTTGGTATTGGCGTTTGCCCTTTCTGCTCCGTACTGGTTAGCAAGTCGCAAGTTGGCAGTTTCAGTAGCACCACCTCTTATCCCAGAAGTTGCCAAGTTTCTGTTCATTCTTTGTTCGTTTTGCAGCCTATTAATGTATGCCTGTCTTAAATTGGCCTGCTGTGTTTTCTGCGCTTCGCCTAATTGCTGCGCTCTGTTTTGTTCTGCTTGCTGTCTGTACTGGTTGACTGCGTTGGTGTAGTATTGAGTGTTTATGCCTTTTCTGTACTTGTCCTCATCATAGACCGGCGCTTGGTATGCTGTTGCCATTATTACTTCTCCTTTGCACGAAAAAAGAGGACTCGTTTGAATCCCCTTTTAACAAAATTAGTTCTGTTCAGCCCTACAAATCCACTCGTCAATCATCATGCGTTCTCTTTCGTCCTGAGCTTTTCCGTACAGTTTTTCGAGTTCGCTTATGATCTGCGTGTGTCCGCTTCTTTCGTATGAGCCTCTGTTTTCATACGAACCATCGTATGATCTTCTTGACATTCCATCGTATGAACCGAAAGAGTTATCTCGGCTCATGTATCTTCCGGTTGTTCTACTTCTTCCTCTACGGCCTGAATATCCGTTTTCCATTTCGTCATATTCGCCAATAAGTTTCATCAGCTTGAACGCATCTTTCATTGTGCAAATATTGGTTGGAGTCATAGTCCCGGAGTTTACGATCTTGTCAATTTCATTTCCGATTTCTTCTTCAAGAAATTTCTGAAATTCCATTACCTTTTCTTGCATCTTCCTTCTCCTTCCTATGCGACTCTGTTAATTACAAGGTTTGCGTTCTGTACTTCTATAACTGGTGTTGGTGCTGTCGCTGGGTCTGCCGTAGTTGCATCAATGTATCTTACCGATACTGCAAAACAACAGCCCTTCGGTACAGTCACTATTGCAGTAGACGTTACATTTCCGTATGAATCTACTACAGTAGGTGTTGAAATCGCTTTGCTTGTCAGTTTTGGCTCTCCATCTACTGTGATTGCTACGGAAATTGGTGTTACTTCACCACCAGTTGGGATTGCTATGTTCCCATTAAAAGTAACTTCGTATCTTGCGAAACAGTTATTAGTGTTCCCACGGAGAATAAAAACCCCAGATTGGTTTTCGTGATACACGTTTCCCTTTCTGCATGGGATAGAGTTCTCAAACAGCACTGGTGCGTTTAACGCTACATTCTGTACTGCGTTTTCCACATATTCTGCCATGATACCACCTCTACATTCCGCAACCGCAACCTACGTTGTTGCCGCAAGTAAAGATAGGCTGTTCTCCGTATACAGGTACGGTTCCTACTGGACACTTGCTCAACGCTTCATACACACCATTGATGATGTTAGCGTTCTGCGTTACCTGTGAAGCCTGTCCTCTTGCAAACAGCACTTCCTGTCTGAGCTGTGCGATCTCGTCGTTCTTTGCGTCAATCTTGTCGGCACAAAGCTGATCTAAGATTCTCTGTGTTCCGGCAGTCTGAGAAGCAATAATGTCTCTTACTCCTTCATTGAGTGCCTGTCTGTCCGCACAATTCTCAGTAGCTACTGTGTACTTGAGGTCTGCGATTCCAAGTCTGTTCTCGCAGCAGCAATCAGCAAACTGTGACTGCATACCGTTGAAACCCTGCATCATTGCTGTCTGAAGTCCAAAGAGCTGATTCATGTTCGCCATCTGACGAGCATTAGCGCCCTGTTCTACATCAGCAAGACCGCTGCAAAGCTGTGTGGCGGCATTAGCAAAACCATTTGATACTGTGGTCTGCAAGCTGTTAATGCCGTTCATTGTAGCCATCTGGTCAAAACCTCTTTCAACATCGTTGTCAGTGTTCATGGCCCATGGAACGCTACCGCCATATCCACCATTGTTGTTTCCCCAATTACCGCCCATAGCGAGAATCAGAAACAGGATAACCCACCAGCCATCATTGCCAAATCCGTTGTTACCGTTGTTGTATCCGGTTACCGCTGCAATATCAGCCGGGGACATTTCGTTTGATAAAGACATAAATAGTATCTCCCTTCTTTTTATTTCTCAACTTCGCGCAAAGTTTGATTCTATTTATTCTTGAAACTGTTTGCCATTTTAACTGCTTGATTGTATTGATCCTGCGTAACTCGCCCGTTGTTCATCAAGTGCTGTAATATGGCTTGCGGATTGTTGATGATATTATTGGGGATACCAAGTGAGCCTAGTATCTGCGAAGGGTTGTTCCTTAACTGGTTATACATTGCAAAAATCTGCTGTGGGTTATTCATCATCTGCTACACCACCCATCTCATTGAACTTTGTGTCAATGTAACTTTTAAGCTGATCCAGTTCGTCATGCGTTACAAAGGCCGGTTCTGCCGGGGCATTGTTACGAATCGAATAGTCCAAAACAGCAAGTGTAGGGATACCGGTAGCGTCCGCCGACTTCACATAAATAACCGGCTTCTCTGAATCCCATAAGTCAACCGATGTATTTGGTGCTACTAAATAAGACTTCGCGCCCGTTTCGCCTTGCACATAGATTCTTGCGTTTCCTTGCTTCTGCTGCGGATAATAATAAGGCTGATAACCTATTGGAAAATTATTCATTTGTAGTCTCCCTTCGTTCCCAATAATAGATAGGTATTTCATTACCTGAATCCCATGCGTCGTAGTAGTTTCCGTCTATTACTCCGACAACATGCGTTCCAGTTCCAAGAAGATAAGTGCCTTCTGGGTGATCTCTGCAAAAGTCCTCAACCGTGTAACACATCGGACAGGTGTCCTCTATCAGCACACGTTTGAACCCCATTGAATACAGAAAACTCGCCCATACATGGTTAGAAGATGGCATATCGTGTAAGTTATAACCGCACAAGCATACGTCAATGTATGCCTTTTCCCAAGTCAAATCTGTGACTAATGCGATACCTCTGATAACGCAATCTCCGACTCTTTTGCCGGAAGGGTTTGGATTATAATAAATATGTGCCATCTTCGCTTCCTCCTACCTTTATGGTACGTTGGAAATCGAAGGGAGAAGTTTAACGAAAGTGTCACAAAAGTATCTTGCTTAATTTCGTTAATGCCTTTTTGTGTCTCCTTTTAATTGTTGATTCTGAATAACCAAGCATATCTCCTATATACCGGAAGTCCTTCCCTTTCAAATAGTGCAAAGAAAGAATTTCCTTATCTTCATCAGAAAGCGTTGATGCTTCCAACAAACTATTAAAAGAAGATATACTCGCTATATCTTTTATTTTGTTCCTGGTGTCTATATGCTCGCTCATAGTGGCCTACCACAAGTCGGGCAACGTCTTGTCTTTTTCTTTGTTGCCGTATTTTTAGCAGAAGTAGCAACCTTCTTTGTATTCGCCTTCTTCTTTGGAGTAGCCGCCTTTGGTTTGTTAGACTCCTTTTTCTTTCTCGTTCTCGTCCTAGTCGTTGTTGTTATCGTCTGTGTCGCTGACATTGTTTACAACTCCTTTGTTTTGAGATTTATCATTATACTGATCGCCGTTGACAATATCGTTTTCTGATCCGTCAACTTTCTGTGTCGTGGTTGTTGTCGTTATCGTGTCTGTCGTTTCCATCTGCGATTCGTAATAGAGAAACCCTATTACTGTCGCAAGGTGCATTGCCAGAACGATTACCACTACCCAAACTAACGTCCTTGCTTGATGTTTATAGTAGTCAAGCATATCCACTAACACTTTTAATAATGCCTTGTCTTCCATTACAGTTTTTCCTTGAATTGGTCTATCCACTTCCATTGTGCTTCGGTGGATTGCTCTACCTTTGTCATTCTTTCAATCAAAGCGTTGTGCTTGTCCTGCTTCTGCTCCAGACGCTTTATATCGTCCTTTATTTCTTTGATTGTCATTTCAAAACGAACATCGTTCACTCTCTGCTGTTTCATGGATACAATCAACTGGACGATGATAAGTGCTACGGCAGGTATACTGGCTGATAAGATTGTTTCCCACATAAACATCACTCCTTTACTCTCAATACTTCGATAGTGGCTTTCTTGACATTAGACTTGTTATATTTACCTTCGTCCTTCTTAATGACGAAAAATCTTGTCTTTCTTCCGCCTTCGGCTATTTTGTTATTGCCATAGTAAAATAAAGTGTGCTGTGCGCCGTTGGTCTTCTTATAACGGATAACATCACCCGCCTTTAAGAGTCCTTTTGGAACAGCCTTGCCCTTATGTACTACTGTCCACCCGCTATTGGTAGGAAACTTTTCTTTTACTTTGCCGAGTGCTTTGAACTTACCGCCAAGTGCTTCGATTACTACGGTATTGACGCAGTAACCACAATCGGAGTATGCTACTTTGGTTTTGTAGCCATGTTTCTGCATAGCGGCTTTCATAGCGTCTTTTGGCTTGCCAGTACTATATGCGTACTTCTTTGATGCCGTTCCGTATGCCCATGCCAACGCTGTTATCTTTGCTACGATTTTGTCTGCTTTGGGAGTCTTTGAAACAGAAACCTCATTTGAGGGGTTTTTAATCTGATACTTCTTAGCCGCTGCTAATGTGTTCTTGCCAACAATTCCATCGGTAGTGATGTTTTCTGTCTTCTGGAAACTTCTTGTTGCTGTTTCTGTCTTTGCGCCAAAGTATCCATCGGAAGTTACAGCAAATCCATACCATCTTAAAAAGTTCTGCCACAGTTTTACGGAGTTTCCTTCTGAACCTCTTTTAATGGTTACTGTCGGATAAGAACCTGCGAATTTTCCTGTTGGCTTCTTTACTGTTTTGACTTCCATCTTCTTTACAAGTCCGACCCAAATTTTAGGGATTAGACCCTTCATTTGAGTTTCGTAACAATACCAACCTGTATGGTTTCTGCCGCCCGAATCTCTGGTGTAAAGGTAATGCTTTCCGTCCTTAACCTTATAGTCTGTTACGGCTACATAATGCCCAGAGGAAGTCCATGTGATACCGCCTTTTGAGCCTTTACGGAATAAAAAAACAGCCGCATAGCCTTGACTCATATAAGACCAAACGTCTGTCATTTTACTCACTTCTTTTACGTTGATTAGCCCGAAGTGCTTCATTGCGGAAGGTATTCCTGCCCACGCTGTTCCGTTGTTCCTTATGGCATACCCTTTAGACTTCATGTACTTGGCAACGTCCCATGGATTTGTTTTACCATCTACTGCATAAGCGAGCATTGCTACTGAAGTCGGACCGCAACCTGCTGTTGCCATAGAAGAAGAACCATTATAGTTTTTCTTTCCCCAACGAGAGTCGGCTTGCTTATATGTGATATATCCCATTAATCATCACCTTCTTCCTCGTCCGTAAAGTCTTCTCCGTCTGTTCCTTTCTTCTGTGCCTTTTCGAGTCTCATTTCGCCTGTGTGTCGGCAAGCGGATTCAGTAAAGTCATTGTTGTAATAAGTCGCACACGCAACAATTACAAAGTTTAAGATAATGGACACCGCCTTATAGACAGCGTTAAGTTTTGCGTTTCCAAACTCTGTGACGTCTGTTGCGATGAGTGCCGTGTTCAGCGATGTAGCAACCGTCAGAACAGTTCTTAATTTAGTTCCAAAATTCATATCGTTTTCTCCAAATAAAAGAACGGGGTCAACCCCGTTCGGCAGTATTAACTTATTTTGCGTAACGCCATGTTCTTCCTTTTCGTATCAAGCCAAGCCTTATGGCATCTCCAACATGGCAATAGCCTAAAATTCTGTCTGCTTCTTTCCCAGAATTGTAATATTCTTCTGTTCCGTCTGGCAAAGTTGCTATAACAGGACGAGATTTTGTCTCCACCATTCGGCGTGTTCGTGTTCCGTAGTTGATGTTCTGCGATTGAGTTGTCCATTGCAAGTTATCTGCACGGTTGTTTGCACGATTCTCGTCAAGGTGATTCACGATTGGCAAATTGTCTGGATTTGGGACAAACGCATAAGCAACAAGCCTGTGGACAAGTCTTGTATGTCTCACGCCGTTCTTAAATAACGTAACATGGAAATATCCAGTGCTACCACCAGACGGAGAGAGCAACGATCGTTTGCCTTTGACTTTCCCATAATTGCTCACCTCATATCCATCAAACCCGTCAATCGGTTTCCAAATTTCTTTCATTGTTTTACCTCGCTTTCGTAAAACTCGCAAAGTGAATTAAGGGGAAACAGAGTGCGATTCTCTGCTTTCGGGAGCGACCCTATCCCCTTTCTATTATATCATGTTAGGAATGATATGGCGAACTCTTTTCTGTTCTGTATTAAGTATTTCATTGTTTATTCTCCTTAAACTGTTATGTACCAACCGCTAATCAGCACTACATTGTTGACTGTGAGTGCATTATCTGACGTAGCGACAACGATTCTGCCGTTGCCGTTAATGTAAGCAGATATATCGCCAGCATTTCTTTGTGCTGATGCTGACAGATTCGCCATTTTGACAAGATTGTTAGAAGTATCTCTTCCGTAGGTCAATGGCAAATCGTTTGAAAGCCCTTCCAGTATTGTCCATGTGTTATTGGCGCTAAGTGATATGTCGCTTATTTGAACATTGATCTGTATAAAGCGCCATTTCCCAAATCTAAAAATACCACCGTCAACTATTTCGCACCTACTGCTATACGGAGTTAGCGTTGTGGTGTCTAATGTTGGTTGCTCTAAATTAACGCCGTTCAAAAAGAACAAACCACTAAAGTTTGTTTCTGGAATTGGAATATTCTGTTCATAATATCCAACGCTTGAAATGCTCACATAATAACGAGAATTATTAGTAATTACAAACAAATTCGCCCCATCGTATGCAATAGGAATATTTATAGTAGTTGCGACATTATCAATATAGTCTGTAAAAGTGACCGTTTCTGTTGATGACGTTCCCTTAACAAAATCAACCCAAGCATACACCCCAGACGTATAATTTTTGCCTTGCGGTTGATATTGATAAAAGAATCTTATTCGAACCAGTTTAGTTGCAACAGCATCAGACAAAAAAGAGTATGTTTTTGTCCCTGTGGTATTCCCATTTATTACTGGCCCGGAAACGGATTTTGTTATAAATTGTGCTAATGCCTGTGATGATGATTCAATACTAAATGCTTCTGCACCGTCTTCGGTCAACGCTCTTACTGTGTCACTGTCTATTTCCACCCTTGCACCGTTTTCTTCGCCAATCCTTGTTACTTTTCCGAACTTCGCGACACTATCATTGTTTTGGTAAACTTCCATTCCTGTATAATCTATGTGAGCGTATGAAGATGTGTCATTTGCATTATGAACTTTTATCCCCGTTTCGTCTTCCGTAATATAGTTGGTTGCTACCTTTCTTGCAAGTCCAACAGTATCTTCAACGCTTTGTGGCATAATTGCATATTTGACATAAACATCACCAGTATCAGCCCATACATAATTCGTACCAGTAAGCAATTCTACTTGCTGTGGCGTGAGTTGGTATGTTACTGGCGTTGCCAGTTTGTAAAGAAGTTGGACGCCAGTAACCGCAGTCTTGAATGTTGTCGGATTTGTGTAGCGTGTATCCTTGATTTTGACTGTATCTGTTGTGTGGATATTGCAGACAGTACCAGTTGCAACATTTTTCATGTTTCCGTCTGTTTTTTCTCCGCCATACACATAAGCAGAAGATACAAGCGTCTGTCCTCGTTCTTCGTCGGTAATTTGGTTTGTGTAAAAAAATGCGTTTGTGCTGTTGTAGGTGTATGTGTAATCGCCCAAGTCAACACACTTATGCGTAACTGTTAATAAACCAGTTATCACATTAAGAGAGCCTTTATAGAAAGTTCTTCCAAAATCTATATCGTAATTATTTGTTATAGTTGGCGTAACAAGGTCATCTGTTACAGTAATATTAACTTCCGTACAGCCAACAATAGGGCAGATATTACTTGGCGATGGATTTCCCCCACTTGTGTCTTGCGTGTAACTAAAATCAGCAGTCAGTTCCAACGCAGGGTAATTACTCGCATCTGTTATCGTTACGACATTCCCGTTTGTCGTTTTAATCTCAATCGCAACATCTTCTATAGCATCGCTAATTGCACCATTCATCTGCGCTGTTGTTGAGTAATTACTACCATCACTCAACGAGCCTACTGTTAAAGTATTTGTATTTATTTGATCTGCGGTTACTGAATTGGCATATAGCCTGCCGCCATCAATATATGTAGAATCATTAGATGATACCCATTTTGATTCATAAGTCGCATTGCTCAACTCTCTGACCGTAGAGAATGTGACCGTTCCACCAACACTTGTATATTTTTCACAAGTGTAGAAATAGCAATCACGTTTTGGAACAGGCATTACATATTCCCACGCATTACTTGTATCAGTTGCCGTTCCGATTGTTGTTGAGGTATTGATTGAAGGTGTGCTATGTGTCGTTGACCGATAATACAAAGATACCGTTGTAGCAACAGCCGAGTTTGCTTTCCCAACTGCTGAATTAGCAACGGTATCATCTGTGTATTTATTCAGTTTCTCCCAATCGCTTGAAGAGTATGCGCCAGTATCTGCCTTCGCAGTCGTGCAAGTAAGAATGTCTCCAGAACTACCCACGCACCACAAGTCTCCAACATCGTATGGCGGTGTAGGAGTCGTAACAAAAACTCTCCTTTTACCGTCTGCGGTGTCTTGTGCTTCTCCTGCGAGTCTTAATGCTTCTGTAACGTCAGAGTCGGTTATCTTCGCCCATGAATAGGTGTTGTTCTCTTTCATGAAGCGATAAGCATAACCAGTAGTCGTGTTATAGAACAAGTCACCTAAATGGTTATCTTTCTTCTCGTCCGTATCCCAACCTGTTCCAGAAACTCCTTGCTCTGCTGTTACTGGTGGCTTATTGAGTGCAGGCTCATAACCGTAGAACCATGTAGTGATGTTGCCATCTATCTGGTTTTGCAAGTCATCAATGTCATGATTTATGTCTATTACGTCTTGGGCAAAGTCTGACATATCGTCTACCATATCGCCCAATGTGGTAGAACCTACCGCAGAGTTAATGCTCAACTTGCCTTGTATCTCTACGCCGTTTCCCAACTGGCGTATGTAATTACCGTTGCTGTCACCGAAGTTAAATGTTCCGTCATCAAGGTCAAAATAATTGTCTCCAGTAAGGTTGTCTTGAATCCTTCCTGTGGCAATCTTGCCGCCATCAATGGTAGTCCAACCATTGTCTCCGCTGACAGTATTGATGAAAGAAAACACTCCATTCATCAACTGAATTTGCTGTGGTGCTGTTTCATTTACCACAACTCCATTGCGAAGCGTCTTTGATTTGTACCAAAGAACCTTATCATCATTAGTCGAGTCAAGTGTCGGCATTGTTTCTGACCAATTAACATCGTCTGCCGTTGGAACAACACCAGTAGGTTTTACAACGTAATACATCTTTACAGTAACGAGGTCTACGCTTTCGTCTACTTTCAAAATTGCTTTCTGCCTTGCAAGCCGTTCTGCTTCAAGTGCTTGTTGCAGTATATCAAATTTGGCAAGTCCTTTTACTCCATCTTGCTCAACGCTTTTTATTCGTTTCTCAAGTTGCGGTATCGCTGTCTTATAATCTTTTCTATCTAAAGCCATCTGTACCTCACTTCTTTGCGTAATTGCCAACTACATAAGATTTAACGATTTTATTCAAGCCGAACGGTTTGTCTGTCACATCTTCTACAAAGAATTGCAGACGCTTGTATTTCTTTACTTTCTTCTTCACATATACCGATGGTGGTAGAGTAATTCCTTTTTCGATAGGTGGATTCTCTGTGATCAGCATCATATCGTCTTCGTCACGTTTCAGATATACGTTTGCCGACGTTCCTTCCTCTGGAAGAAGCGAAACAACATTTCCTTTTTTCTGCAACGTCTTGTAGTACTGGACAGCACCATCATCATCTGCAATAGTTGACCAGTTAGCGACTACTGGCTCTCCATCGTCTGTATAAGCGTCTTCCTCGGTTGAGTTCTTGAATCTGCATATATTACCGTCAAAGTCTGCGAACCATAACTCTCCATCGTATGAGAACATGACTTTCGCAGGAACATTATCAAGGTAGTAACACTCGTAGACCAAATTCGTCTTCTGATTTCCCCATGAATTTCTCTGGTTTCCATCGAGAACATACACATGATTATTTACTGCTAATAAATAAAGGCCATTCCAAACAAAGGAATAAGCCTTTTCCAAACCAACTTCTTCAAGCAATCTTCCATCAACAAAGTAACTTCTGTTCTTGACCCTTGATTGTTCGTCTTCGTATGGCTCTATTGCCATGACTCCCCTTGGCGACAAGAATAATGTCTCGTCACCAAGCACATTGAAGCAATACTGACTCAACGCTCCTACTCCGCTTACACATGCTTTCGTTGCGAATGTAGTCTCGTCCTCAAATGATGTTGGGTACACAAGGAATACAGAAGCGTCAACCGATTTGGATTGTTTGACCACTCCAAGATAATCGCCAACTTTAACAAGCCCCATTACTCGTGTGTCATTAGACCCGACTTCAATATAATTAAGGTCTGGCATATAAAGTGGATTGTTGACCGCAGAATACCAAACACGTGATGAATAGTCTGCCACGCTACACCCACCAATGAACACGTTATTTGCAAGACCAGTAGAAAAGTTTGCATTTCTGTTAGTCGAGAATATTGCGATCTTGTCGTCTATCGTTGCTGAAGTGTACGTTTTATATAATATTTGAACTTCTGCAACAGACGTATGTGATGTAGGGTCTTGGATATATTGCTCCGGCAGTTTAAGTTCGATTGACCAATGCGTATTGTCCGTTATTGCAATGTCCCACCCATCATCGTTAGGCAGAAGCGTCAACGCATTTTGCGAGTAGTCTTTCGCCCATACTTCAATCTGTGCCTTGCCCAAGTTGTTGATGTACGGAACTGTATCGTTGACACTAATCGTCTGTGTCCATTCTGGAAAATATGTATAATCAATGGACGATGCGTCTTCATACGCAAACCCACCGAAATCGCCACTCATTGCAAAGTCGAAACTGTGCATTTCGTCAATGACGCTTGTTGCCGTGAACACAGTAGTACCTGCTTGTGCTGTGTACGGAAATGATACTGCCGTTCCATCAACATACCAAGTCAACGATTCTGCAACCGAGTTTTTCGTGATTGTTGGTTCTGGAATAACACATTCGCCACGGCAAACCGCAGTCAGTTCAAGTTTTGCAGTAGTCGCATTTTCTCTTGTGACAACCAAAGAAACTTGTGGCTTATTGAGTGCAGGAATAATAATGTTGAGAGTTGCCTTGACTTTCTTTCCGCTAAATCTTGTCTTCCCAAACGTGCCAAGAATGTTGACAGAGATATTTTGGTTCTCGTCTGTCTTGTTCCATGTCCAGTTCGTGGTGTTGGTATATGCTATTCGTGCTCCGTTAGCACCATTCCATGCCATTTCTTTTGTTTTTTTGTTGCCGAAAGAGTCGGAAACTTCCATTTTAATTGGCTTCATTGAGCATTTTCTTTTTTTTGTCTGAAAGCCTGCTCTGTATGTGATGCCTTTGGTTTTATCTGTTTCGATGAGCATATACTCAATCCAACCTCGGATATAATAGTATTTGCCTTTATATTTTGTTTTTATGTAATCTGTATACTTGATTTTGTATGAATCCATATCAATCTGCCGTTGCTGTGCGTTGTGTCGCACTTACAGTATGAGGTGTAGTTGTTATTGCGTTTCTTGGGTATGTGACTCGTATCGAGTCCTCTCCGTCTACGATAGGAAGATATGCTGAATTAAATTCCAAATGTGAAAAGTTGTCTGCATTATCTTTCTTGAGCAATACTGTTGAACTTGACGGAGAACCGCTTGTGATAATCGTTAATTGTGTATCAAACTGCGTAGTTACCGATACTTCCACTTTCATTCCGCTTGCGTTTAGGATTACTCTTGGAAGGTTTATTCTGTGTGCCGATGTAAGCACAACAGTTATTTTCTTTCCGTCAGCAGGTGTGCCAGTAAGCGTGATTCCATAATTAGAAATCATTACTTGGTCACCGCCCAAAAGCCACGAATGGTCTGCGTCTGTGTATGTAAACACATACGTTCCTGCCGATGGTAGCATTGCTATAAACTGAACATCTGATACAGTTACAGAGCCACCGCTTACGTCTGTGGTCGCACTTGTAACGTAGAGATAATTGTTATCTTGGAACTCCTCGCAGATATAGTCTGACAACATATTTATGTTTTCGTAACTCGTTCCGCTTTCATGCCTTGCGTCTACCCCAATGTTTACTCTTGGAGCGTGCGGTTCTACTGTCTGCCAAGTGAAAGTATCATTGTCGGTATATGCGTATTCCCAAATTTTGAAACCGCCATAGATATAGAACGCACTCTTGCCTGCTCCTTCAAAGAAAAAGGCTCTATCGAATGAATCTATAAGGTCAGCATCGTATGATACTGTTGGATAGGAAACCAGTTCCCCATCACGATAAATAAAAACTCCGTAATTTGTGAATATGACGATATGGTCTAACCCTGCGAGTTCAAAATAATAACACTTTCTTATTGTTATCTCTGACGGAGAATAAGAAGCACCAGTATCTTCTGCAAATTTGTCAGCAAAGTTATCAGCCGTAATTACCTTTTCCCAACCAGTTCTTTTGAATGGTCTTCCTGCTTCGTCGGGCAACATATTCATTCCGTCTGACGTTCTTCTGTGCCAAATGTTAGACGGGTCATTCGTGTAGTCTACACCTCTGAAATTGTCATATACTGTTGTATAGACTTTAGGTGCTGAAGGTATTTCTATTGTCATTGCAGACACCCCCATGCGTTGTCCGGTATAAACTCGGCTTTCGGTTCGTTTTCTTTCTGCAAGATCAGAGCAAGTTCTGTCTCGTACATGTTGTAGTATTGTGTGGCCTTTCTCTCATCATCATCAAGCCATAAGTAATACGCAGCCAACAATGGAATCAAGTGATGCACTTTTAACGGAAGTTCTGTTGTGAACGTCTCTGCTGTATCCTGGTCAAACTGTGTTGGTAGCGCATTATAATAAACCCTGAACTTCCCTTTGTTATCGTCCGCGTTTATAACTATTCTTCTGTCCATTTCAATGCGGAAGTTGGAAAACTTCTTAAAGTATTCTTTTCCTTCAAGTTCAATTAACACGGGTGTTTCTGCAAAAGAAAGAAAATACGGATCAATATCTGTAAAATCAAACGTCAAAATGCCCTCGTCTGTATCGTCAATTTCAAACTCATACGTTTTTTCGTAAGGAAACTCGTTACCAATTTGCGTAATTGCAAGGTTTATTGCTGAGTATGTATACCCAAGTTCGTCAAATTCTTCCAAATCAGTTGTTTCTGCAAAACCAAGTGATATTAAGTTTTGTCTGATTTCTGCATAATTCATTACTTTTCTTCTTTCTTCTTTGACTTCTTTTTCTTCTGAGCTTTCTTTAAGTTCTCAGCGACTTCACGCTCAAACTCTAATCTCCGGTTGCGGAGTATCTGTCTTTGTCTTTTTGTACTCATTCCTTTGTCCTCATACAAAGATAAGGGGAAGCCCATACAGACTTCCCCTAAATCATTTTGCTTTAACTATCTGGCTTCAAACATGCCAATGCTTACTGCTGCACTTGGTACAACGTGTACTGCGCCAAGTCCAGTATCATTGTTAACAACCTTGAAGTATGCAGAATCAATCTGAATACACTTCATCTTGCCAGCGCCTACTGCTACTGTCAGATCGTTCTTGGCTGCGTATGAATCGCCAGCCTTGAATACTACGTTTGCGCTTGCGTTGCCGGCGTTCTGAAGAATAATGAAAGTCTTTGCGTCTTTCAGTTCTTCCGTAACCTTGTTATTGCTGTCAAACGCACTTGCGAGCCATGCGCCGTTTGTAGTGTCTGATACTGCTGTCAGAGTAAAATCGTCTGACGCTTCGTTAGGGTTGCAGATGTGTGCAACTCCACCTACCGTCTTTTTAGCCGGAGTAATATAAACTGCTGCCATTAACTACACCCCCTTACTTATAAACTACAACGTCGATGATCTGCTGTCCGTCAACAACCTTTGCCTGGTACAGAGAATATCCCTTTACCTTATCTTCGAAATAATCTTCCGGAGTATAGGCGTGTGAGTGAGTAAACGGATTAGCGAAAGTGATAGCTTCTTTTGTCTTAAACTGCAAGTGATATGCGTCGTGACCGTTTTCTGTTGCGTGATAGCAGTTGTTAGATGCTTTCAGTACAGTGTTGCCGAACATGCCAACCTTGCCGTTCTTCAGCATTGCTGAGTTATCAGTGTCCAGTTCAACATACGCTCTCTTGAGCATCATGATGAACCACCACGGTGCAGTGAGTGAACGGTAAGCATCTGGATCAACATCGTTTACCATGAGAGTTTCAGTGATCTCGTCCATCAGAGTGAGGATAGGCATTGTGCCGTTTGCTCCGTCTGCGGATACAGCGACTACGCTTCCACTGATTTTAGGCTGATATACTTCAACACCAAGGTCGCCTACATGGATACCGGCAATGTGAGTGTCCATATCCTTTGCGACCTTCTTGTTTTCCTTTGCAAGCCATCTTGAATAAAGTGATCTGCCGCCCTGTGCCTGTCTCTTGTCGAGATCGTCGATTCCAAATCTCCAATAGGAAATCTGATTGATAGGCATAAGCATTGAAGTATCTTCGATTTCGTAGTCAACGTCAACTCTGTGAAGTTTACCGTCTGTCCACTGTGCGGTCTTTGCGTCTCCAAGTCCCAGGATTCTTACAGCGTCGCCTACTTTCTTGACTTCGCCTTCATAGTCTCTGTTACAATCTTCCGCAAACACCAGATTTGTTTCTAATGATTCCTGAAATTCTGCTGAACATACTTCAGGAATAAAGTTTTTTACTGACATTTGTTTCTCCTTTTTACCATCTGCCGCTTATTTGCGACTCTCTGATCAATTTCCAGTTTTTAGCTCTTTCTTCAGGAGTCATGGCCAGTGCTTCGTCTCTTGTGACATACTGCTTTTCCGTAGTCTCGTTCTTTATCCCGCCCGCTTCAGGCGGCGGGGTCCTTCTGTGAGCATCTTGCTCTGATTTGAGCGCCCAATACGTCTGTTCAAGTGTCAATCCTTTTTCTAAATAGTCAACAGGCGCTTGCGAAAGACCGGCAAACTTCTGCTCGAAGTCATATACGGTTTTGATTGAAGGATCAATTTTCTGCAAATTCGCAAGCTGATTGGCTAATGCCTCGCTTTCTCTCGCTTCTTGTTCGCGTCTGAGAGCCTCTTCTTTTTCAGCTTTGAATTGCTCGTTTTCTGCTCTAAGCCTTTCTATTTCGGCTTTTGCTTCAATTCTGGCCTTTACTTCTTCAGAGGAAACGCCTAGCGCGTCAGCGAAAACGGAGTCAATATCGTCCTCGTCGTTTTCTAGATATTCAGCGTAAACTTCGTCCCTTACTTTCTGTGATGCCTTCAGTTCCTCAAGTTCGCGTCGTATCTCGTCACGTTCTTTTTCAGCGTTCTCTAGTTTGTGACGGTACTCCTGAAATCTCGCATTGTCCTCATGACTCTGCTCCGTCACTTCTTCGGATTCCGGTTCAGCGACTTCCGGATAGTTACTGCCTTCTTCAGGACTTTCATCAGGTTCAACGACTTCCTGATCTGTTTCTGTTTCCACTACTTCCGTAGCTGTGTTTTCAAGTTCCATGAAAAATCTCCTTATTAAATTTATTTATTAAAAAAAGACCCCTATTGGCCTTTTAATAATCGTGGCGGGCATTGCCCGCCGAGAGGATTGAAATGTGAAATTTATGGTCACTGTTGCGCTGCCTCAGTGTTTTCCGGTGGTGTGCCTGCCTGCGGCATCAACATTTGTTCCATTTTGATCCTTTGCAACTCATTTAGCATTTCATGTTTCGGTATAGGCGAGCCTTCGCTTGAAAGTCTGACTCTTGATTCAAGTCCTATCATTCCATTTGCAAGCAAATCATCGAGCCATTTGTCCCTTGCGAGAATGTTAAATGAGTTTTCTTTTGATATATCTACCCTTACCGCCGGCATTAACGTATCAATCATTTCTTGTGTAACCATTGTTTTTATTGAAACTTTCTCGCCGGTTAATGGGTCGGTTTTCTTTTCTTCAACAAAGAATCCGTCCGGTTCGTATACCATGTGCAGTTCTGCTCGCAGTTTTGCAAAATCTTCTGCGAACTGAGCCATATTAGCAACTTGTTCATCAAGCATTGATTCAGCCCGTTCATTTACTGCATTAATGGCACTTGCTGCTACTCTGTTCAGTTCGATTTGTCCGAGCGTGTTTTCACCAGAACCGGAAAGCTCTTGTGTGATCTGCAATAAATCATCTGATAACTGTTTAGGCACATTGCTTATCTGTGCCGGCTGGATATACGTTATAAGTTTATTGACCTCGTTTACGTCTGTTCCCTGAATTGCTATCTTTCCACCAACAGTATCAAGACTGTCCTCATTTATGATCGAGCCTTCAAGATAAGCAAGTTTAGGAAAGCAGAAGTTTTTAGAAGCCATTGCTATTCTTGCTAAGTTCTTATTTAATTCAATCTGATTCGGGACAAGTCTCTTAACGTGTGATACTCCCCTTGCATCGTTTGGCCTTAATTCCCAAGAAAGTTTGATTAATGGATATAGTCTGAGTCCCTTCCCTTTCTTTTCGAGCTTTTGATCTATTTCTGATGCCTGCCCTCTTAGCTCATGGAACGGCTCATACATTACAGCGTTAGTGCATCTAAGAGTACACACAACACCTTCCTCATTCTTTGTGAAGAATATAAGCGTTGTTACTTTTCCGTTCAGCATTGACTCTGACTGGTCTACTTCCGTTTTGTTGCCAATCAGTTCTTTTGTCTCTGAGTCTGATACGATTCTGTCAATTTCTGTCTGTGGCAGGCCGTTCTTTTCTGCCTGTTCTCTAACGGATTTGACCGTTTCTCTTTGATGAATAATAATATAAGGCTGTTTCTGTATATCCGGTTCTGACTCGTCCCCATACAGAATTGCCGTGTTGTCTAGTCTTTGCACCTTTTCAGCGTTTGCACCATGCCCAAAATACTGGATACCGTCCCCGGTAATACATGCTTCTTTCAGCGTAGTTCGCATCAAGGTGTCTTCTTTGGCTTTTTCGTAGTCTTCTAGGTATTTTCTCTGCAATAAGTCATAAATCGGCTGCAAACCCTCTCTTCCTTCTAAGTCGGTATAGGTAACAGCAAGCCGGTTCGAATAAACCGTTGTGACAAGACGCATGACATTTGGGTGGATAAAGTTCAGACTTGGCATAGTAATGCCGCCCGACTTTAGCCCGGTCCACTGATCGCCGCAAAAGAATTGCCACGCCTGGTTGGTATCAGCTATAAGGTGTTTTTTATTGAGATAATCTATCCCTTTCTGGTATAAATCCCAGACTTTACTTGCGGTATATTCCATTAAAATTCAACCTCTTTCTGTCCTACGCTTGTTCCATCGTACATATCAAGGTTTTCCATCAGCGTTTCAAATTGTTTCTGTTGCTTTTCAGCCTTTTCCATATCGGCTTTATGCTTTCTTTTCTGCTTGTCGATAAACTTTATCGGTTCGATTTTTCTTGTCCCTTCTTCTCTGTGTGAATTGAACAAGGCAATCATTACTTTTACTGTGAAAATCTGCATCAAGAAGCAGAAAATAAGCATTATAAAAACACAAATTAGCACATCATACGACATTGATTCTTTCTCCTATTTCTCCTCTGGTTTCTTCCTTTATGCCCCAGCCAAACGGATCAATATTGACTTTCGGAAGCACTCTTTTTCTGTATTTCCTCAGTTTGTTCAGTGCTTGTGTCATACAGTCAACTTCATCGTCATGCGCTCCGTTTGGAAAAGTGGCAAATTCGTTTATCAGTTCGTAGACCCAGCCGGTTTTCTTCGGCAAATGTATGTGTCCGTCTTGCTGGATATATGCAACCGCTTCAGCTCTTGCGTATTTGGATTCCTTTGGTTCTACAGCCACAACACCGCTGACGTTTTGTCGTAAAACTTCAATGATCGCGCTGCCGTTGGCCTTATCCTCTATGTATATCTGTCTGACTAAAGGATTTGCGTTCTTCATTCGCACGATTTCTTTTATCGTGGCCGTAAAAGTCATTCGCCGTTTCGTGCGGTCTAACAGGTAATAATCGTCGCCTTTTTTACCAATGACCTGTATTGCTACAAAGTCGGCTCGTTTTGTGTCTTTATAGGTGGCATCAACGGACATTACAACCCTGTCAAACTTCATGTTTCCGCTTCGGTATTCTTCTCTATCGTAAAAACTCCATGAGTCTCTTAAGAAAAGGTTCCCTTCCATTGCGGTTGGTCTGCCCTGATAAAGAGCGTCCCATGCTCTCTGTCCGTTTTCCGATACATAGGCTTTTTTCGTGGTTTCAAGCCACTTTTTATCCTTGCCAAGTTCCGGGCAAAGCGGATCGCCTATTTTTCTGCCAAGCAAATCATCGTCAGATTCGCACTCACAAGGGATATTCACAACTTCGCAAAGGTCCGGCATATCCTGTTTGATTCGCCCGGCCAGGTCATCTTCATGCCAACGTGTCATAATAAGCACGATTCTTGTTACGGACTGCTGACGAGTCATGATAGTCTGTAAAAAATCTTCCCATTTAGATTCACGATTGGCTTCAGACGATGCTTCTTCCGCGTTTTTTACCGGGTCGTCTATGATTATCAGATTCCCGGAATATCCGGTAAGACCAGCTCCGTAACCTCTACTTATCATATATCCGTCATGTTCTTTGATATACATATCCTGTGAGGTTGCTCTTGTCGGGTCTAATTCCACTCCAAAGACCGGCGCAAAGGTTTTCATCGTATTTAGGTTTTGTTT